GCCACCAGTTAGAACAACACTGAAACCTAAAAGCCATTTGATTGTCGGGTCATCTAAATCCTGTCTGACATAACCAGCCACAGCCAGGCTTATACAAACAGCAGCTATTAAGTAAGTAGCTGTGAATTCAGCCCAGTCTGGGATTCCGTTATCATTTGAGTCTTCTTTTAAGTTGATTTCATTTACTTCTTTTTCTGGCACAATAACTACCTCCTTATAATTTCTATTCTTTTATTAACCCAGCCGCGGATAAACGATCTATATTTCTTGCTGTTTTCGGCAAGGTTAATGTAATGCATAATTTGATAGCCATTAAGTAAATTAAACAATCCCACTGGTTTATTGCAGCTGTTAACAGCTTTCAAAGTATTTGGCCCTATCACTCCATCGACTGAAATTTTAGTATCAACCAGTAAGTTATAAGACTTCTGCAAATTTCTATTAGCTCTACCTGGTCCCATATTTACTGCTTGATCAAACATTTCAATTGCAATATCCCTGTTTTTAATTTTGTTATATTTCTGATCAAGCCAAAATTCATGATAATAAATATCTCTAGCTTGATGCAGTTTTAAATCTCTCATATCTCTCTCGTAGCCATTTCTTCTTGCTACTGCTTCAGTAATACCAAAATTAGTTGCACCACCAGGATCATCTTTGTGATTTACATAACCGCCTTCTATTTCCATAACCTCTTCAAAAGCTTTTTTGAAAATATTATCCATTTAATAACACTCCTAATTTATCTAAAGCTAATAAAATCGTTACTATCCAAGCTATCCACTCTCTCCAATTAGTTGTAGTCTCTTTTTTTGTTTCTTTTGCAGTTTCTTTTTCTGTTTCCATTTTATTAACTTTAGAAATGAATTTTTCTAACAACTCTCTGTCTTTCTCCCTGTCTTCAATCAGACCATTATATTTGTCGAATTTTCCGTTAAATTCAGTTAGTTGAGAAGTTAAATTTTGAATCATCTTATATAAATCTTTATTTGAATACCAGTCTCCTGACATTAATTGTTCAATTTTTCTTTTATTGTCTTTTGACCTATCGCTATTTTTGTCTATTTTATCTTTAAAATGGCAGCTTTCCATGTTATGGCTATGCCCATTTTTTTCTCCCATAATTCCACCTCAAAACAGCCCCACCTATGGGGCAAAAGTTTTTGTTTATCTGTGTATCACATCAACTTTTAAATAATTGTACCGGATAAGCTTAACGATTCCACTGTTTTATTTTCTCTATTTACATAAACTTTGTACTCGTCAAAACCATCAATTTGCAATCCTTTTTCCACTCCGTTGTTAATCAATTTTATATTTCCACTGGTTAAATCTGAGTATTCTTCAAGTTCTGCTGATTCTCCCAGCTCTAGCTCCAGAGTAAATATAGTCACTATACCGCTAGATGGCCTGGAAGCTTTTTTGAGCTCCGCCCTTATAAAATCACTCTCTGGTTTTCTTAATAATTCATTTCCATTGCTATCAGTTATAACAATTTCGGGCATTGTGCTTGGCATATTCTATTCACCTCCTTCGACTAAATCTAAAACAACCTGACTTAAAGATTGTACAGTCTGTTCTAATTTTAAAACCCGCTGTTCTAGCGTCTTAATCTGGTTACTTTTCTGAACTGTCCTGTTTTTATGCTTATTGCTGTGATTTTTGCTGCTATTGCAGCTACTCTTTTTATTTTCTTTAATACCCAGTTTATTTTTAGTTTCTTTTGAAGCTCTATTTATTAAATTGCTAAACTGAGATTGAAATTTAGGCTCATTTTTAAGCTCATTTAAAACTTCCATTGAGCGGTCCCATTGTCTTTTTGATAATTCGCAAGCCATGTCGCTAGTTTTATATATACTGCCAGTTTGAGAGTAATTAGAAGCAAAACATCCTCCGCCGCAAAACTTGTTATCGCATTTAGCACATTTAGGATCAGTTTTATCATTTTCAAAATTAGCGAATATACTTCTCAAATCTTTTTCAGTAATTCCGCTCTTAACATTGCCTATTTTCCATTCGGGCCACTGCACAAATCTGTGACAGGGAAATATATCGCCTGCATGATTAACCGCAACATATTTTTTGCCAGCTCCACAGGGTGCTTTCATGCTAGCATCTGACAGCTCCTGTCTAAAGCATTTCTGATAGTAATTTATGCCAGCTGATTCTCCTCTTAAAACTCTATCCTTAAAATATTTATCTATTTTATCAAACTGCCTATCATATTCTTTATAATCTTCTTCGGAAAACTGTTTAAACCCATCTGTGGCAGGTGTAGGTGATGCGGTTTTAAACCCTACATCTTCTAATAAGTATTTAACTGTTTCAAATAAATAAGGCAGCGTATCCGGTGTATATGTCGGTCTCGCAACATTTCCTAAGCCTCTTTTTACAACTTCTTTCATGGCCCATTCGACCTGGTGAAAGCTGTCACTGCCGTCAGTAGTTTTTCTATGAATGTTATGAACATGCTCAGGCCCATCAATTGAAAATAATACGGAAACATTATGTTTTTCAAAGAAATCTAGTTTTCCCTTATCGAACAACGACCCGTTTGTGGTTATGCTAAAACTGAAGTTATCACTATATTCTTTATTAGCATACAAAACGGTTTTTTTGATTAAATCATATTCAAGCATTGGCTCCCCGCCGAAGAAATTAATGCTTAACCTTTCATTATTGCTGTTTTGGCCACTTAACCAATCTAATGTTTTGACAATAGTTTCCCACTGGATCCTACTTGGGTTTTTCTTTATAAAACAGTATTCGCACCTGAAGTTACAATCCTCAGTTAAAAGAAGTGCTATATTGCTTATATTTTTGCTATTTAAATCTTTTTTATTTTTATTCATAGACTAAAACTTCCTCCTTTTTGGTTTTCATGCATGTCTGATCCGGTGATTTCTTTTCGCTTTTTTTCATAACTGTTTCTATTGATTCGGGGTATTTACCAATCACTTTTTGATTTCTAGAGCAATCCCAGTAAGTTCCGTCTGGCAGAACGCTCATTCCGGCAGCACCTGCCACGCATTTATTTAGATAGCACCTTTTTTCTCCGATAGATTCATAATGCTCGTTTACAAATTTATCTGCATGGAGAAAATCCTCTACAGAAAGTTGATTTAACAGTTTGTTTCCGTTATCGTGATAATAGTTTATTGATAAATTTAAAACTTCATATTTCTTAGCTATTTTAATTACATGAGGTATAGTATGAGCGTTTAAGGAATGAACTGTCATATGAATAGTATGCTGCACTTCTTCAGATTTTAATGCTTCCAGAGCTCTGATTACGGTTTTATAATTATTTCCTCTTAACCAGTTGTGCATTATTTCATCGCCATCAAGGCTAAGCTGAACTCTGTCCTTTTTACCCAGAACATTTTCAGCTAATAAAGACTTAACTTTATACCCATTGCTTGCTATAGTAACCCCTTTTTTATATTTTTCATGCACATATTTAATTATTTTATTTATATAGGGATAAGTTGTGACTTCTCCTCCACTCAAAAGATAAGTTTTCCTCATTTTGGGATGGATAGACATAAATTCATCAGTTATTTTTTTAAGCATTTCGAAAGGCATTATTATTTCTTTATCTTTATAGTCGTTTGACAGATAACAATGTTTGCATCTTAAATTACATTTAGATGTTGCGTGTATATCTAAAAACAATTAAAAACCTCCTTTTTATCCTACTGCATCAGTTGAGCACCCCGGCAAGTCTCCGGTCCACACGTCGCAGTCAGCCGACCAATCGTTTTCGCAAGAAGTTTCGCAAGAACCACAATCGCTATAATCTCCAGACCAATCGCTTTCGCAGGAAACTTCACAGCCTGTTTCGCAAGTATCAAGACAAGCTAGCTCACAACCAGTTTCGCAAGTAGTCATACAATTAGTTTCGCAAGCTGATTCGCAATAAAGCTCGCATGATAGTTCGCAAGAAATCTCGCAACCGGTCATACATCCAGTTTCACATGATGTTTGACAATAAACTTCACAACCTGTTTCGCAACCAGCTTCACAACTAGACTCGCAACTGTTTTGGCATGTTGTTTCGCAACTAATCTCGCAAAAAGTCTGGCATTCTGCTTCGCATTGGGTTTCGCAACCGGTCATACAAGTAGTCTGGCATGTTGTTTCACATGCTGATTCACAAACTTGGCAGGCTGATTCACAAGAACCACAATCGCTATAATCTCCAGACCAATCAGCATCAGACTGACAACTGGTTTCGCAGCTATTTTGGCAGCTAACCTCACACCCTGATTCACAACCGGTTTGATCACAGGTTTCGCATAATTGACAGGTAGTTTGGCAGCTTAACTGACAGGCCGAGTCGCATTCATACCCTTCTATTGTTGCCTCGCAAGTTTGACACGGATTAGTTTCTGATTGAGTTTGACAAGCTGAAGCGCAAGGGTCAAATTCATAAGATGTCTCGCATGCATCGCAGTTAAGCTGGCCCCGGCTTTCGGTAATGTTAACAGCTTCTCTTAATCTTTTTATGTGCGGCCTTCTCACTTTTGTGATGCCAGCTGCAGCAGCTTCGTTTTCCCATGTAAAACTATCAAAACCCTGTAAATTAGCATAGGTGTTCAGTATTTCTCTTAATTGTTTGATGTGATCAACTTTAATAGTTGTAACTCCATCAATAATTCCATAATTGCCAGATTCGGTAGTTTGATCATCTTTGCAATTGTTGTCATTTTTATTCCAGATGATCCTTTTTCCATCATCACCGCCCAAAGTAGTTATATGAAATTCTTGAACTGCTTTTCTTAATTCCCTTAAATGAATTCCTCTAACCTTAGTTTTATTAGCTACAATGGAAGGATCAGTCCACTCAGTTACATCAGAAGTCCCACAATAAGCCAATAGATCACCTCCCTTAATAAAAAAGAGCTACCATATAGGTAACTCTTAATTATTCATTCTGTTTTCAACCTCAGCTTTATAATCTGGGTCCTTGATATCCTCAACTGTGATTTTTCCATGCTCAATAAGTCTGATTAATGATTTAATTTTTAATTCACTTAATGCCATTAGATTAACCCCTCGCTTTCTAATATCGTTTGATAAGCTTCGTCAATATCATTCTGGTGTTGCAACCTTTCTTTTTTCAGTTTTAGGTCTGACAATGGATGCTCATACCCTTCTGGGAAGTTGCCATTTTCAACATATTCTCTAACCTGAGCTTGAAACCCCTGAGGGATACTAAGTTCTGAAATTTCTTGCAACCTTGCATCCTGCTCAGCAGAAAAAGTTATTTGCTCAAAATTGAGATTTGTCAAATGATCATGTTTTGCGACCATGTCCTCCCAGTGAGTTCTGAAATTAGCATAGTGAGTTTCCTCGACCCCTCTATTCTGAAGAGTCACCCGATAAGTACAGGGAGTGTATTCTCCATTTTCATATATAATCATTTATGCTGCCTCCTTATAATAATTTTTGACTTTGAAAGCCCCTTCTTGATTTCTGCAAATATAATCAAATCTATCTTCTAAATATAAATAAAAGTTTTCTGAACTGGCATGATCAGCATGACCTTTCCAGCTATTAAGTATTTGCTCAACTTTCTCTTTTGAAATTTTACCTTTAATCAATAAATCTTTAAATTTACTCAGCTTTTGCTTAATTCTTTTTTTGCTGCTATTTCTTAATAACATATGAGTCGGCCAGATTTTATAACCGACCATATTTATCCCCTGTTTTAGTGGGAAAATTTTAGTTTTATTTTTATTCATTTTCAGATCTAGTTTATCGATAACAAATTGAGATATTATTTTCTTGACTCTTTTAGCTTTTTCCCGAGAATTAACTACAATGCACATGTCATCCATATAGCGCAAGTAAAATTTAAGACTCAACTTTCTTTTACAGAACTGGTCCAGCTCATTCATATACAAATTAGCGAGCAGCTGGCTTGTAACATTCCCCAGAGGTAGTCCTAAATCATAATAATACAACTCACTTTCATATTTTGAGACCGGCAGTCCGGTTTGGTCCGGTGAGTTATCGATTATTTTACATAGTAACTGCAGTGTGTCCCGACATTTAATCTTTTTAGCAAGGATATTTTTGATAATATAATGCTTAATACTGTAGAAAAAGCTTTTAATATCAGCTTTAATTATCCAGGGTTTATCCCATTTCCATTTTGATTTCCTTAAAAAGTGCTGTATTCTATCGGCCGCTGCATGAGTGCCCTTTCCTTTCTGGCAGGCATAACTATCCTTAATAAATTTCCTCTCAAAATCATCATTAATTACATTGTGGATTGCAAATTGGACTATCTTATCTCTGTATTTTGGAGCAGCTATAACTCTTTCTTTAGGTTCGTGGATAGTGAAAATATTATATTCACCCGGCTGATAGCATCTTTCTATTAATTCTTTTCTGAGCTGATCTAAGTTATATGTTAAGTCTGCAGAGAAGTTAAGTGCTTCCTGGCTGTATTTTGTATTAGTTTTCTGGGTTCTATGATAAGCACGATCAAAATTTTCTTCTGTAATAATTTTTGAAAAGCAATCGTCAAAGTCATTATGATTTTTCGACAAAATGCGTGTTCTCCTTTCTCTATATATCGGGATACTAAGGCTTATGTCATTATTAATGTGTTTACACCTGGCCTGCTGGCCGGTGAGAGAATTGAGTTCCTTTGAGACTTATAATAACGCATAGTCTAGCTGATGAAGCCGTAACCGCACCATTACTGATTATGCTATATCTCAGAGCGAGGGCGCCAACCGCGATTGTTGTTCGCATTCGCAGAATCATTCGCATTCAGGTTCGACACACCGTTATTGCCGCGATTCACGCGTTGGGCCACATATAACTCAATCCTCAATATTTAGTTTTAAGATTTTCTTATCCAGCCACCAATCATACGGCCGATTTCTGATAATTTTCTATCAATATTTTTATAAAAACCTTTATTAATTTCTTCTCGAGCATAAGATATTCGATTCAAAGTTTTACAATGCTGCAAACACCCATCCGCTTCATCTAAGTAATACTTTCTTTTGGATTTAACTTTGTTTGCTTTTGCCAAATATGCTAATAGATCAAGGTGAGTGTTAACTATTCTTTCGCAAATTCTATATTTTTCTGCATTTGTGTAGTGTTTTAGAGTTGGATATATTTCTAGTAATATCTTTTCAGCTTTTTCTTCAACTTTTGTTTTCTTTTTCTTAATTTATATCACCCCTCAAAACCAATGTTCCACCTGGACCTTCGTCCAGGCTTCCACATTTAAAAGACAAGAGATCAAGTGCGCGCAAGCTTTAAGCGAGGGCGCCAACCGCGATAGTAGCTCGCATTCGCAGAATCATTCGCATTCAGGTTCGACACACCGTAAATGCCGCGATACACGCGCCGGGCCGGGTCAGCATCAGAACTATCTTGACACCAGCTGTAACTTCCGTTACCGAATTTGTTATGTGTCAGCAAATCACCATCTGAAAAGTTAATATCCCAACTGTTAACTGTCGGCACATATGCTGGATAATTCCAGTTATTTGCTAATGCTTTTTCGTGTATCGGCAGCATTAATGCATTCCATTCGTTCGCAGATCCAATAGAACCTCTGTCAGCATCATTATAGCTGTTGAGAGGGTCTGAAGCTCCACCTTTAAGCAGCGCAACTTCATATCTTAAACCATTCACCGAAACTGTTGCATCCTGTCTGGTTGCTGTTAGTGCAGAACCTGATGAGCTCGTTAAATTATGATGTTCGGCTCCCGCTTCTCCGGCTAATAATCCGTCTCCATAAACAGCGCCTTGGAGGTATAAGTGGTCCCAACTAATAGTATGTCTAATTGGCTTTTGTGGAACCATATATATTTCACCCTGGAAAGCAAACTTAAGCCAGTTGGTATTTGAGAATTGACTGGTGCCTTGGGTAACTCCAACGGCACTTGCTAAGTCGTCACCTGTAATAAAATCGCTTGCTGGTACTATTCCGAAGAATCCTGCATCCATTGTTCCAAAACTCAATGTATCTGGATTACTTATATCTGATGTTGCTACTTCTGAATGAATTTTCTTGAGATATTCTATCATCTCATCTGTAACATTGCTCGGATTAAGAGTTGTTTCAGCCGGGACTGTGATTGTAGATTGCGAAGCGTCAAGAGTTACGCTGACTGAACCTTCATCTAATCTTACTGGCAATACCCAATCAGGACTATTCCCAGCATCCAACCATAATCTCGGAACTGCAAAAACCTTCAAACCTTCCTTAGTTTCATTAGCTTCTAATTCAAAAACTTCATTTGCCATTTAATTCACCTCTCTAAAAATCTATTCGTTATAAACTGCCCCGACAACTTCTCCCGAGAAGAAGGCTCCCCCTCTTTCTCTAGTTATATCGACGGTTCTGTAACCTTCATCATTTACCATAATTAAGCCTTCTTTATACATTTTTACATCTCCAGCCATAATCTCACCGAACTTGTTTAATAGAACATTAAGGGCTCCTGATTCATCATAACCCTGTATGCCATCTCCTGACATTTTCCAGGCATCCCATTCATCCACTACAACTTCATCCTCTTGAGCAGCGAAACCAGTTACCATAGCAGATTGGACCTTTTCTTTTTTCTTTCCTTTGATAGTAAAAGTACCAGCTGTCATTATCAGATTAGCTATTAATTCATCTGACATTATCTTTTTAGCTGAAACATTTTTTATTTTTGCGTCGGTTATTGTCGCATTTGCTATCTTAGCAGCATCAACAGCCAGATCTTCAATCTTAGCATTGGAAATAGCAGCATCTTTAATTTGAGCATTGCCAACTGCTAGATTAGCTATCTTAGCTTCTGTAATAGCAAGGTCTGCTATTTTAGCTGTACTAACAGCAAGGTTGGCTATCTTAGCATTCTCGACAGCTGCAGATCCTATTTTTGCACTTGTTATTGTCGCATCAGCAAGCTTTGCAGTAGTTACAGCAAGATTAGTAATTTTAGCATTAGTGATAGCCGCATTAGCAATATGGCCTGTGTTAACAGCAAGCAAAGCTATTTTAGTAGCAGTAACAGCTTCATTAATCATATGCTCTGTATTTACTACATCATCAGCTATTTTATCGCCATCTACTGCATCAAGTGCTATTTTGGCTTTGGTTATAGCTGCATTAACTATATCGTCTGCATCAACTGCAGCATTCATCACTTCTGACCAGTCTATACCGCCGGCAGTGGTCGCTGAAACAACATCAGTTTTATTGCTTTCGCCAGCTATAGTCACAAGCGAAGCCTGCACATTATAAGTAGTAGATTTTTCAGCATCAAAAGAATCATAATTATTTTTTGAAAAATATTTTTTGTAACCTGAGCCATCATCAATATAGAAATTGTATCCTAAGACATCACCTCTGGATGATTCGTCACACTCTACCCAGATATGATTGAAGGAAGCTTTGACTATCAAGTTAGTCGGTTTATTAACCGGCAACCCCTCTGTATCAGATTCAAGCTCTAACTTATCTGTCTCTTGATATGGACTGCTTGACATAACTGACTCTATTTCACCCTGAAAATCAATTGGAGGTTCTTTATATACCCTCCCGGTTAATTCTGTGGTCATGTAATTATTGTTTGCCTTATGACTTATATTTTCTAACATTACATTTTCTGAAAAACTTCTTTTAACCACTTTTGGTATATAGTTTATACCGAGATAAGGAGAATAATGTATCTGAAAATTAACCTCTTTTTGGTCTTTGCACTCATAAAAGTGCATGTATTTTGATAATATTTCAGCATGATCTTCAGTTTGCACAAATTTGTTTTTATCAGGAGAATAAGTTTTCTTAGGCTCAGAAACTTCCGTATATGAATATTCGTTATCAGATAGTTTTTCAAGTGGCTGACCATATATTTTAAATTGCTGAATATATAGATCTTGATCGCTGGTATTATGAAACCTTACTTTTCCACCCGTTTGGTCAACATCAATGTCGTACTGGAAATAGACAGACATATCATTGCCTGAAGAATCCTCTACCCTTATTTTTGGAGCTTCCGCTTCTAAATTAACAGCTATAGAGGTGGGCCAGTTAATTTTTATCCAGGCGCTTGTCTTATTTGCTTCTAAAAGCATATTTGCCTGGTCAGCGCTTTTGTTATAAGTTTCTTTGTTGTAGTACATCCAGCAGACTTGCCTATCTACAACTCTGAACTGATCATATTGAACAGAAACCCTATCATAATCAGAAGAAATGTTATTGAATTCCATCTTTTTCACTAAATTTTCATCAAAATTAACTTCTGTTTCTATAACATCCATTCCATTGAATGGAGTTTCTAGTATTAATTCATCTTCATTGCTCATGTAAAGAGAGCCATAAACACTTTTAATTAACTCCGAAAATTCATCCATAACGCGATTGTCTTTCTCAAAATGAGCATAAGGCACGCTTATGTGATTTCCGGATGGATCTGTAACGTCTTCAAATATTAAATTACTTGAATTTATCCCTATTTTTTCAGCTAAATAATGTGCTAAAGATTGGCCAGTGTTATTATTGTTGCAAATATCCCAACCTAATTTAACTTCATGCTTTTCGAATTTAGCTTTTAAGCCATCTTTAATCCTGTCATAAATCTTTATAGGGTACACATGTTTTAGATTTTCAAATTCTTCTGGAAAACTTTGTGTATATCCTGTAAAAATGGTTATTTCTATCTCTGATTCAACCAACTCGATATCTTTGAAAGGAGGAAGACCAGTTATCATTGCTGAATCTACTTCTTCTCTTAAATGACCAGAGAAAAAATCTTTAACAATTATTTTGTCGCCTTCTCTTATGAAATTGTTTATACTTTCATCAGTGTTTAAATTGAGGTCAAAGCTAGCTGTGTCAGTAGAAATAATGCCAAGGAGACCGTTTTTTTCTTTATTAATATTCAATGTAGTTAGATTAACTTTATTTGTTATATCCTGGTCTAAAGTTTCATTATAAATAACTATCCTATGATCTTGAGCATTATTAAAGTTTTTACAGTCTTTTTGGTAACCGTATGGAACAGCTATTTCTTTTGGCACTATTACCACCCCCTCCATAAAAGAAAGGCCAAGCAAAAGCCTGACCTTTCAAATATAATTATCATTCTATTAACTCAATTTCTTTAACAACTTCTTTTTCATACATAGCAATATATTTATCATCTTTTTGGAAATAATAAACACCACTATGAGGTACAAAGGAATCTGCAGCAATAGTTTTATCTTCTCTGCCATCATTGAATTTTACCAAATAGCTATTCATCTTATTGATCACCTCTGTTTATGCTTCATCATCTTCTTTTTCTTTAATCCACTTCAAGAATTCTTTATATAGGTCCTCTCTGTCAGTACCCAAGAAAGTGTTATTATGCGGAGAAAATTCATAAGTGTTATTTACAACTTTTCCTCCGCCTTCACCCTCAGGAATACCAGAACCACCATAATAGTCATCAGAACTGGTTGAATCATCAGCTGTAGGAACCTTAGTTGTATCAAAGTCCATTCCAGCCTCTCTGAGTTCATCCTGCAGGTTATCTAAAATACCCTGCATATTATCAAAGTCCTGCTCTAAGTTGCCAGTGAAGTTGATATCCTGTCCATCAAACCACTTGCTGAACATTTCCTGATATACTTCTGATTCCATAAATGCCTGGATAAGTCCATCTTTTGCAGATTCATAAATTGATTCACCCAAAGCAGTCCTGAAATCAAATAAGTCCTCTGACTCTAAAGCAGCATTCATTGCATCGCTTAAAGCGTTTTTAACTTCCTGCATTTGCTGGGTTATCTCTTTTGACTCGCTAGATAGCAGACCCATTTTTTCAAGAAGATTGTCGATTTCTTCTTCGGTCATACCTGCGGCTTTAGCCTGATCAGTAAACTGTTCAATTATAATATCATTGATATTTTCCATATCTTCCATATTTTTAGATATGTCAATTATTTTAGAAAAACCTGAACTTATATTTGAGCCACTAATGAGATTTTCTGCATATTCCAGTGGATTGCTTCCTGAGTAATTAGCTAACTTAGTGTTAATTGACTCAAATAAATTCTCAAAATAAGTATCCAATCCGCTCAGATTAAGGTTATAAACCATGCTGGATATATTATTTTTAAGTGTATCGAAATAACCAGATAGCCCCTGAATAAAGGAATCTATCATGCTACTACCGTCAGCAAATGTACTGATAAAACTACTTCTGACTGTTTGCATAACAGTAACAATATTATTGGTTGTCCTGGCTAAGTTTCTGGCTATATTAGTTATCGTGCCGTCCATTCTCCTTATTTCAGCACTGGTATAACCTGCAGCCTTATAAGTTTCTTTTAGCTGTTCTTTATACTGCTCTAAAGCCTCAGCTTGACTAATATAGTTAATGCCCTCAAAACTTTCTAATCTGCTTGATTCAGCTATATTGTTCTGTACCTTTTTGAGGGCTGATACTGTATCAACATAAGTTCTAAGTTGTGCTTGAACTGTTCTTAAGTCAGTTGAGAAACCTTTATCTATACCGCCTTTTAGCCTTTTAACCTGATTAACAGTTATGCTGCTGAACTGCCTTTCAAACTGTTCTAATCTTTCAAAAGGTAAATTCATTACATTGCCACCATAACCACTGAACATGCTTACATTTTTGCCTAATCTACGGGTTGTATCATATAAGCTGTAGGAATGATGCTCTCTTTCTTTTCCATGCCACCATCTATCCTGATCATAACCAGTAATATCGACATTGCCAAAGTTAGGTCTATTTCTTAACATGAAATCGGCCTGACCTTTTACCTGGCTCCTGGCTAAAGTTACATTTTGGTTGGTAGGATTTTGAGCAACAGCTTTGATAATATTCTTTGCTGTATCTTCAGTGTTATTTTTAATGCTTTGTAATAAACTAAGTTGTTCTTTATCGACTTCCAGCTGATTTTGATATTCAGCAAGTATCTTTTCATTTTCCTTCTGATTATATGACTGAATAGCTCCAACAATACTTAAACCAGCATTTGCTATCCCAAAACCTGATGTTAACTTACCCATCATATCTGTGGCGTTGCCAAAGTTCTGGAATTGATCATACATGCTTTTACCGCTGCCAATTAAATTACCTATCAAAGCAGCATCTTCATTGCCGGTTATATTAGCAATATTATTAGCAAAGCTGCTCAATTCATTTGTTAAATCAGATATATTAGCGTTAAACTCGGTAGTATCGCCGTTAATATCATCTAACTGCTTTTCTATTTGTTTTCTTAATTCTTCGTTCAAGTTATTTAGTTCATCCATTTTATCTTGATATTCAGCTTTCATATCTTTAAAACCAGAAATCAAATCAAGTATATGATTAAAGTTTTCTGTGTCTTTAGATACTTTTGCTAAATATTTTAGTGCTGGATTATCACCTAAACCTGATGCTTTTAAAGCCCATTCATTTGCAACATTAGAAGGAACTCCACCACCGACTTGACCTCCAATAGCAAACCCACTAAAGCTTCCTGTGTTGATTGATTCAAGTATTGGCAGCCATTTCTTAGTTGATGCCGCATTAATGACATATTCTCCGTCGCTTAACATAGCAGGGATACTATCTGATGTTGAAGTGCCTGGGCCAGAAATATAGCCTCCAGTAGCATATTCATGACCAGTAAACATTTCAATAATTTGCTTAGGCAATGCTGTCGGTGATAATTCAGAAGGGTTTGGAGCTCTAAACCAATCAGCCCAAATTTTATTATCTTCATCATTGAGCAGATTTGTTATTGGATTTATGAATAATTCTTTAAAACCTTCTACCATACCATCGAGTGATTCTTCAAAGGAAGTTTGCATATCATTCCATACACCAGACCAGAACTCTTTTGAAAATAAAGTATCTATTTTTTCTTGAGTCCAGTCTCCAAGTGAATTCCAGATTTCTTGCCACTCTAACTTTGCTAATAACCATAAATCTTCCCAAAAACTTTTAGAAAATAAAGTTTTTAAACCTTCTTTGAATTGTTCTTTCCACTCAGTATAATTTTCTATTTCAGGATCTAAGAGAACTGACAAGGTAGCGCCAATAGTTAATCCACCAGCAAGAGCTAGTCCTGCACTTCCTGCAGTTTTTGCAGCTCCACCAAGAGCCATTTGAGCACCCATCTTAAGAAGAATACCTTGAGCAATCAATTCAGCGATAATAGCACTCATTAATTTTGCAGCTGTAAATGCTATAGCTATAGTTCCTATTCCAATTGTGAGATCTATTGCTGCATCTAAAGTTAAGTTTTCATCAATTAGATCTGAAATTCCAGTTGATTCATTTAATTGTTTGTTTGAATTATAGAATTCGCTTACATTAGGTATCCAATTTTGATTAAGTTCATGAGCTGCTGAAGGCGCATAATTAGAGCCAAGATATTCAATGAACTTGTCCTGCATCTCATCACTTAATGAAGCTAGAGTTTGGTCTGCTGCAAGCTCATAATTATCTTTAAATAGTTCCCAGTAGTTAGTAACAGTTGTGGCTGCAGCTGCTGCAAACCAATCTTTTGATTGGGCTTCTAATCCTAAAGCAGATTCCATACCTTCAAAGAATTCCTGGTTAGAGTTTAAAGCAAATTGATAGCCCTGGTCTCTAAAACCTGTCATACCATAAGGCACACTTGAATTAGCTCCACCTTCAGCTCTGTAAATAGCCTTTAATAGTTCTCCGATTCCACTGTTACCAATTTCTCTTTCGATCTGTTCTTCAATAGATCCGTCTGAGGGCATCACTTTTTGCTTAAACCAGCTGCTGAAATCACTTGCTAGGTTTTTCATACCATCAAAAGTAAATTCACCTATACCAATAACTGCATCTATTGCATTTTCTACTGTGAGTTCAACACCGTATTTTTCTTCAATCCAATCTTTTAGGGATTGAGTTATTTTGGTTATTTCATTAAAACCCCACTCAGCAACCTCTAAGGTTATTTTGCCTATATCCTGAGCTTTTTCTATCCAGGTAGTTTCTTGCCACCATTCTTTTAACTCATCCCACTTTTCAATTGTTTGATCAACAGTATTTTCTGCATCCTCTTTTAATTCATTCCACCAGTCGCTAATATCCTGGACTGCTGTTTTTGTCTTATCTCTTATATCCCACATATTGAGATACCATGCAGCTCCGAAAGCAAACATAGCTGCAGAAACTAAACCAATTGGTGTTAATAAAGACATTAATGCAGTACCTACAGTAGCAAAAACTGCAACTGTGGCTGTCATTCTAAGAGCAAAGGTTAGTATTGACTTAATAGCTTCTCTGTTCTCTGAAACAAAATTCTGTATTGCTAAAGCCCATGATCCTATATCATCAAGCATTGAGTTAATTTCAGAACTAAAACTTCTTCCAATTTCAATAATAGAATTAGCAACTCTTTCTTTGGCCTTGTTGAATCTAAATGGAATAGTATTAGTAGCTTTTTCAAATGCCGCTTCCATACTTCCAGCTGAGTTTGACATAGCGTCAACGCTTTCTCTTAAGCCGTCAATATTTTTTATCATTGGAATAATTGCTCTTGCAGCTCTGATTTCAAAACCTATTCCTTTTAAAACATCCTGCATTTCCTGATCAGATAAACCTTCTAACTGATCTGATAAATCTTCTACAATATCAACAATTCCTCTGAACTTACCAAATTCGTTATAGACTTCTACACCAGCATCAGCTAACTGACTACTTTTCTGTATTAAACCATCATAAGCCCTGGCTAAAGATGTGCTTGCCATTTCAGCGCTCAAACCATTTTTAGTGACAAAGGCTAAAGAACCATACATATTTTCTAAACTCTCATTAAGCTTTCTTGCAGAAGGTAGCAATTCACCCTGAGCATTTGACAGCTGCTCATATGTAATTACACCTTTTCTAACTGTCTGGAATTGTAAATCAAAAACTTTAGTTAATTCTCTTATTTTTAAATCAAATGCATTAATAGTTGCTATACCAGCATTAACAGCAGTTTGAGCATTAGTCATACCTGCAGTAGCTGCTCTTGCTGATAAATCAAGAACTCCTATAGAATTACCGGCCTGAACACCGGCCGAAACAATATCATAAAGAGCAGTGGAAAGACTTTCCGCTGATTCACCCACTCTATTTGATACTGATACTACACCGTCTTGCAACTCTCTGAATTTCTTAGCACTGGTATCAAGCAATGTATTAACATTTGCCATTGCCTGTTCAAATTTAGCAAATTTATATATAGGAATACCCGTTAGGGCAACCAAAGCTGTAAAAGCTTTTAAAGCAACATTTCTGAGAGTTCTTAAGGCATTATTTAGTTTAATGAATGCTGCTTTCATTTTTGCAACTGCAGCAGATATTTTTTGAGCATAACCTATTACTGACCGAGCCATATTAGCGAACCTTCTCTTCATTTCTCTAACTTTTCTGATTGTGTCATCCATAGCAGAAAGTTCTCTTCTGGCCCTGATTGCCATTTCTATTGCAACACTCTCATTCATTTGCTTCACCATCCTTTCTGTTTATTAATCATCTTTATTATTGTGAATAGCATTATTCATCACTCTAATTATTTCTGTGATCCTATCCATTAAAACAGCAGGCTGTTCATAATACCCTCCGGAATAAGGTAAATGTCTTAGCTCCCAGTAGCCACCCATATTAGTAGAACACATTGACTTAACTTTATTAATTTCAGAATTGAGGTTATTATAATATTTTTTGCTTTCATGAGGTGGTGGCTCTGTCGGCTTCCCTAAAACTCTATTCCTGCAAATTATTTTAAGGGTTTCATGCCTCTTTAGTTTTTTTCTTCATCATCCTTAGTTTTAGCTAAACCATTTTCTTCTTTGGCTATTTCTAAGAATTTATATAAAACTGGGCTGAGTTTTCTCTGGTTTTTAATGTTAGTTTTGTTAATATCCTGATCTAAACTCCATTCAACCAGTAGGCTGGCCCAGATATCATAGTTCGGATTGTCATTGTCTTTATACTCTTCTTTAGGTGTTAGAGTAAAGTCTTTATCGCCTCTTACCCGGACATTTTTAAATTTATTCTGCTTATTTTTAACATACTCATGCTCTCCAATTGTTAGCTGCCTATAACCCTTTACATAATTAACACCATCACTGACAGTTATAAACTCATTATCAACAGTAACCTTTAATTCATCATCACTGTTAACACTTTTCCCTTTAACTTTAGTACTTTCAATAGTCCCTTCTTTTACTTTCCCTTCCATTTCTACAACTTTGTTATCTTCGCTCATAATTTATTCCTCCTTAAGTGGTTTAAATAAAAACAGGCCATTTTACAGGCCTGTTAATAATCCATAATTTAATACTGTGTATCCTGGCTATCAGTTAACATCATTGCAACATTATATCCTGCAACTGTATCCCAAAAAGCACTTGCCTGAACGCTTACAGTAACTTTGTCAGGTCCGCTAATATTAGCAGTAGCCTGAGTAATCTTTAACTTAGGATAATCAATTGACAAAAATGGAGTAGTATCATCACTTGCCATTCCGATATCAAGTTTAATCGGTATAATGTTGTTAGCTTTGGCATCAGCTTTTAGGGTTTCATAATGCGTTGCATCAAACTGCATAGTGATATCAATAGTATGCTCTCCACCCTGAGCGTCTAAACTTCTGCGCTTCTGGCTTAATCCATAATCCTCACCATCAATATTGTTATTGTGAGTAAAGCTAAACTCATCAACGATACCGGTAATATCCTCATCAGTTCCACCTGCATCCCAGGTCGCTGTAGTTTCCCAGCTGAATAATTTTTCTCCTGTGTTTTCTGTAGGTGAAACTGAAGGTTGACCTGTACCTGCTTCGCTTTCTAATGATAATATGCTTGCAGTATAAGTAATAATTGATTGCTCAGATAAACTAAACTGCAGCTGACTTATTTTAGATCCTTTGTAAAGTTCCCAGTATGGATCATCTGAGAAAAACTTTAAGAAAGTAAGCCAGTTATCCATCTTTTGCCCCGGTTGAAAAGTATGCCTATAAGGACCAGTTCCTGCGCCTAAATCCTCTGGTGCTGCCTGCTCTGGACCAATAGCATGCTTTAATATCATTGGCAGAGTTTGTCTCGATACTTCTGCCGGTATATCTCCACCAGGGCCCTCAGATGTTTTGTAACCATCCTGAGCAAATCTATTACCTGTCAGTGCTTCACTCTGAACAGTATTAATATTATCTTCAAGGTTATTACCTGTTGCCAGCAATTTAGTTAGAGTTGTAGCAGCTGTAACTTTATCAGCCTGCTCTCCTATTGCTGTAACAGAGTTTCTTCCTGTTGCTCCCATTTATCTCACTCCTTCTATAAGTTGTCATAATAATTTCTGCCCTCGATTAATATCATTGCAATGAACTCGATATTATCAGAGGGGCCACGTCTCATATATTTAACTGTAATATTAACACCCTGATTAAGTGTTCCATCTAATCGAGGATGCTGCTTAATAATTTCAACTAAACTGTCTACTTTACCGATAAAAGCTGTCATATCTCTGTTTTCTGGCGCTTCCTCAACATAATAGACCTTTGCCTTGCCACCATCATCATAGTTAAAGTTAAGCCCATTTCCGAGCAATGACTGGCCTGTATCCGGTTCAGCACAAATAGCAGGATAATCTTCAGCTACAAAGTCATCATAATAACCTGTGAAATTATAATTGATTGTTGTATTAGCAGCTAAAATAGTTTTAATAGCTTCTAAAGTTTGACCCATTATACTCATAATTCACGCCACCTTATTGTCACTTTTATGACTGATTGCCACGCCTGTAACACTTCATTGAACTCAGGTTGTGGTGAAGACTCATCATATTCAACTGAATAAGTTTTAATATTGGCATTTGATAGATCAGCTTCATCTAAAACTTTCTTAACTTCTGAAATGAACCAGATAACTGCCACATCACCATTGCTGACATTTGAATAACAGTTAAGGAAAAAAGGTGTTTCAAATTTTCCTTTTCTATTTTTATACTTATGATCAGTAACAATTTCGTGACAGATAGCATATTTATCAAAGCCCGGGCCAGCTTCATCAGGTTTTAACTGATTAAATTTAGTCATTGGCCTTATTTTATCCAAAGCAGTAATATTACTTAATAGTTTAGATTCTAAAGCCTGTAGTAAATCCAACATCAAAACTCACCAACTTCCTGACTTCTCTTTGTACATAAGCAATTATTTTATATTTGGCATTTTCCCAGGCTGTATGCATAAACTTATAAGCCTGAATACCAGGGGAATCACCATATTTATACCATGCAGGTTTATTAGGATGGCCTGATTTAGCTCCTCGCTGCCCGGTACCGTATTCAACGAAAGGGGCATATTCCATTGGAGTAGCAACAACGCCATCTACAAAGCCAAATTTATTGCGAACAAATGAAAAAACACTGGCTCTAAGAGTCCCAGTATCAACAAGTCCCATATTAGTTATTTGTTTTTTAATCTCAGCTTCTAAAATGAAAGCAGCCTGCAGCATAATCACTTCTAATTCTGTCTCAACATCACTTTTAATCTTTTGTAACTGATGAATCGTATCGTCTAGTCCTTTAAAATCTACTTCAATCCAGGCATTTTGAGCCATATCACAATCACCTAACTTAATCTAACTAAGCTGCATTTAATCTTTCTGTTAAAAGGCTTTTTTATAGGACCGACTATTTTATACTGGCCGTCTATAATATCGCCTTCTTTTAGCTTATTTGTCAACATGCCTATAAGATGAGCACTACCGGTGTAAGACTCACCTTGTTCAGATGTATTATAAGAGGCTGCATTTTCAACTATTTTGCAGGGATAATTTTCTATAACTGTTTCAAAGGTCGGATCAGTGCCGGTCCCATCATCAAACTTATAATCAGAGCCGGAACTATCACTGTCAGTATCGATTTGTCTGGTTACTTTTACATTTTTATAATCCATTTAAAACACCTCATATCATATCTACAGAAATAGTCGACCCTGAGCCTTCCTCATCCTCTTCATCTACATAGTCTTCCCACATATCCATGACCTCTGCCGGGACATCAGAAAACTGACCAAACTGATTTTTGACATTATACTTAACACTCGAATCATCATCAGACTCTGATTCAGCTCCAGTTTTTCTGGAAAAGTTAAAATCAACATATTTACAGACGCTGACTTTTAACACTGGATCTGTAGTTGATTCACCGGTTATCTTTTCACATTTAGAGTTACCTGCAGCTAATAGCATTTCTAATTTACTGTTATAATTATCTATTTCTTGAGGTATTTCTAAATAATCTTTAACCTCATTTAAAGTGGCATACTCAACCATCATTATTCACCATCTTTTTCAGCAAGAGCCTCTTTGACTGCAGCTAACAGCTTATCCTTATCATTTCTCAGGCCGCTTCTGCCTTCTAATTTTATGTCCTGGGCTACTTCATATAATTCATCAGAATTCATTTCCTCTAACTCTTCATCAGTTGGCTGATCATTTTCTTTTTTGCTGGAATCATCTTCATTTTCAGCAGGTGGTTTGGGTTCTTTTTCTTCAATCTCTCCTATAACTTTTGAAACTAGATCATTATCTTTGAAGAAAGAAACATCTTTCTCATCAACCTCTATTTCAGAACCAGCTCTATGTCGATTGCCGTTATATTTAACTTTTCCAGATAGTTTAACTTTTACTTTTTTACTCATTAATCGCACCCCTTTTCTTGAATAGGGCCCATTTCTAGGCCCTATTGATTAATTATATTTAATTTGATTAGGCAGTATGCACATTAAGCACATAGACCTGATCTATTCTTTCAAAACTTGGCAGCACAATTCCTGAAACAGTTGTTTTGACATTTACAGGAGTTGTTTCCAGCTCTGTGGTAACTGCAATACCAGTATCAACAATTTGAACATCTGCATTACTGTTACCAGTCATAAGGTCAGACTCTTCCGGAGTTGTACCGTAATAAGTATTACCCAGAGTTCCTGTAGGTAATAATGAAAATACATCATCAGGGAAGAATAAGTTCCCAGACTGATTTTTAACTGTTTTAGAATACTTTTTATTATAAACTGTAACAGTCAAGCCGAGCTTATTAGAGAGATAATTTCTCATAATCTCGTCAGTCATAATCAAAGTACCGCCGCTGGCATAACCATTAGCAATAATATCCCCTCTGATGCTTTCGTTCTGAATTAAATAATTCCATGTTTTACGAGTACAAACCGCTCTGGTAGGTCTTTCTCCAGTCTCTTCTTCAATAGTATCCTGAGCAGACTGAATGTCTTCAACAGGATTAGAATTGGCAATATCAGACCACATATCGGTGCCAGTTAATGTTTCCTTATGATTTGATAAGTCATCATTAGGATCATAATCATAAACATAAGCCTTTCTATTAGCCTCAATGCTGATTCCAAAAGTTGAAATTAACTGCATTCTCATTCTCTCCGCCTGCACTTCAGCACCATTAACCAGCCCAGCTGCATCATCAAAGATGTTTCTAAGCATTGGCTGAATTAATTCGCTGTTTCTAGCAGCCATCAAGTTGTTAATATCCTGTCTGTCTTTCTCGCCAATTCTCATTGACTCTCTGAAGAATGGCATTTCAGTTTCGATTTCACTAAAACCGATTCTATCTCTAAGAGTTGGTTTAGCGTCAAAGTTTGAAGGTGTTAACGCTACAGGAAGACCTCCAGCTCCTTTAATCCATTTTAAATCCAATCCCAACTGTTTCTGTCTGGGAAATAATGCTCTTCCCAGATAAGGGATTGAGTTCGATTGTTTCTCTTTATAATAACTAGCTATTTCTTCTGCATTTGCAAAATCATAAATGCTTGGCATAGTTTTCACCCTTCCGTTTTAGTTAATTTTATTTATTCTATTAAACTGATTAAATCAGTTAAATTACTTTTTACATCATCAACAAGTGCTTCTGGCAGTTTGCTTGGATCAACAAAACCATGAACAAGCATAGCTCCACCGGCCGGGCCATGAGTTACATCAACATCATTTAACAGAATGCCTTCTACATCAACACCTGCACCAGTAGTTCCAGTTGCAGCTCCCTGTGTGTTCTTTTTCTCTACCTTTAAGCTTTCATCTTCAAGTGCTGCTCCACCAACACCTCCAACAGGACTCCCTGCAGGTAATATTTTTTTACCTTCTGAGTTAGCAGCAACATTTGTATCATCAACAGTTACGGCTAAAGCAACATAATGATCAGGAAACTTTAAAACTTCTTCTCTGTTCGAATAATCAACCTGAGTATATCTCATTAATTTTCACCATCCTTAATTATTTAATAATATTAATTATCTCCAAAGTAATGACTTTGGGCTTTTTCAGCTTCAGCGTCAGTTTCAGTCCCGCTTTGAGCTAACTTCTTACCAAAGCCACCTTTGCCTTTCTTTTTGCTGCCCCCATTAATTCCATCAAGAACAGAACCGCCATTCTGCAGCTCTTTGATAACAGCATCTTTGATAGCATCCTGAGCAGCCTTCATGCTTTCTATTCTTTCTTCAACATCAGCTTCAGCAAGTTCTGGGTTTACCTGGTGCATTTGATCAACATCAATAAACTCAGCAAGCTCTTTATTTAATTCTGATTCAGCAACTTTCTCTGCCTTATGGGCTCTAAGTTCTTTCTTTCTGAGCTCATTCTCTTTATCCTGGAGCTCCTGCTGCTTTGCTTCCAGTTTTTCTTCTTCTGACATTGTTTCCTGCTCCATCTCTTTCATTTTCTTTTTTAAGTTACCAATATCATTACGATAGCGGTCAAGCTCTTTTTTATTTTCCTCTTTTATCTTATCCAGTTTTGCCTGCAATTTTTCAGCTTCAGTTAATTTTTCATCATCACCGGTTGAGCCTTCATCTCCACCCTCGTCTCCTTCAGGGTTGGAATCGTCTCCACCTTCATCTCCTCCAGCAGATCCTCCCTGAGGGTTAGCTCCACCATCAGCATCCAGCATAAACATAGGTACAAATCTTCCGTTAATCCACATAATTAATATTCACTCCTCTACCGTCTTCTACAGTATTGAGACCACTTAATGATTAAGAGTTCTCTCAGTATCGCCGGTTAATTTTAGTATTTTATATACATTACCCCGTCTTCATTAGTCAGCCCGTCTAAAATAGCCCGTTCCTTCTAAATCGCCGGAATTAAAAAAACACCCTCTCAGGTGTTAGTTTTCTGTCCACGGTTTAAAGTTTTTAATCTGATTCACTACTTTTTCATTCCACTGGCCACCAAAATTAATTCCTCTGTCATCTACTATTGCTACAGCAGGAACCTTTTCCCTAACTACATCATCAACTTCTATTTCATTCTCAATCAACCAATCCTCAATTGCTTCCAGTCCGCCCTCTTGGTGACAGCGAGAAGAATGAACAACAACTTTAAAATCTTTTCTGAGTAATTGTATTGCACTGTCTACATTCTCAACTGGTGGGTCCGGTATAACATCAGCACCCTGCCAGCCCGATTTATAACTGTGAATAACGCCGTCAAAATCTAATATGATTGTTTTCTTATCTGGCATTTAATCTGCCTCCTTCACTTTTTCATAAGTTTTATGGAATATATCGGGCTTGCACGGATAAAATTCACCGTTTACGCCTTTGATAATGTAATCACCGCTAACAGCAGTCATTCTGCCCTCTAAAGTTTCAATGTATATACTTCCATCTGGCCCTTCTTTACCATTACACCAACGAGCAATTTCTTTTTGAACATCAGTGTTGTAAGTTAATTCTCTTGCCTCAATAATAACTGGTTTCTTTCGGTATTTAGGCATTTAATCTGCCTCCTCTATTGTTTATATGGTTAAGCGAATCATTAAATTAACTATAGCTAAAGCTAATAATATTTCCCAAATATATTCCATTTGACCACTCCTATAACTGTATGCCAATTATTCTGACATCATCAGAATACCTATGATTTAAGTTATTATCATAAGTTTTAGCAATGTAATTTTTCTTTTTAGGAATATTTGCATAGGGAACCACTATAGTTTCTACAGCTGGATAATCTTTTATATCTAGGTCAAGTTTAACACCTTTATTTTTCTCCCAGTTCGATTTCATTAATTTTAATAATTCATTTTTATCAATACCCATTTTAACCTCCTTAACCTGCATTCTTCATAGCAGCACCAATAATACCCAACAACCTTTGCCCTTCCTTCTTCTTAATCCTACCAGCTCTCATAAATCTCTTAGTTCTATTCAAAACCGCCTGCAGTTGTTCTGGACTTCTACGGCCATCTAATAACCATTCATCATAACCAGTGGCCGGGCCAGTAAGTTCAGTATTGATATAAGGACTATAAGCACATCTACAAAAAGGATGCCTGGGTAACAATATAATTTCATCAATTGTCATAACTTTATTATGATCAGCCGAACAAACCGGGCAGGTAACTGCATCTAATGTTGCAAGGTATCTTACCTTTTCTATCCCACCCTGCTGATAGACATCAAGATTAGCCTGGTTAAAAATAGCATTCATCCAGCTACGTGTTGTAGCATCAACTCTGTTTTTACCCATCTGGTCGCTTATTCCATATAATCTGCGACTGGTTTTGTTAGGATTTTCACCAAATGCAATCGACTCAAAAGCTTCTTGCTCAATCCTAAAGGCTAGATCAGTGCTGTACTTGCTGATATATTCTGTCATTGTCTTACCTTTAATCTGGACAGAATCTACAACTTCCGACTTAATAGCCTGAGTTGGAAGTGTATCAAACTGATCGCTTATTTCTAATTCAGGAACATCTTTGAGTAAATCCTGGGTAAAAAGAGATTCTTTTTTATACATAGAAGCAAGATCATCTCTATAATCACTGATAAAACCTTTCTTATACTTTTTAATCTGGTTTCTAATCTGTTTCCTAAGCTTTTCTTTTCGGTTGTACTTAGCCATCTCAGCATTGGACCACTGGCCTTTTTCATTAGCTTTCTTAAAGATTTTCATTATATCATTATCAATGCTCTCAATTGTTTTCTCTAGCTGCCTGATATACTTATCTGCATATTCTTCTTCATCGAGCCTATTCTCAATCTTGTGAATTAGCATGATCACTCAACTCGCTATCTATTTCTTCCCTGATTTCATTCCTTTCTGCTTTAATTCTTTTATTCTCTTTTTCAGCATCAGGTATTAAATCTGGGAATTTTTCCATTCCAGTTTTTCTAGAAATAAAATTAATTTCTCTTAACCCTTTCACTAAATCTAATAGCTGCTTGACTGAATCTGGAAGTATTCCTCCAAAACCAATGCCATGCTGTACTGTTGATTTACCCAGCATTCTCAGGGCCATATTATCAATCGTAACGATACCTGTCTCCAAATCACCTCTTAAGCTGTCAACCTTAGCCTCTATCTCGATTGACTTAATCTTTAATGCATCACCTGAAGGATCTCCATTACTTAGGAGAGTAGAAAGCACATATTCTGGATAGTCATTAGATATGTTCTTTTTGATATCTTCCTGCTTATCTAGCATCAACTGAGCTACATTCCCCTGCATTTCAAGGTACTGCATTTTAGCATTTGGATTATTAAGATGCCATACACTCTGTTCTTTAAAGCGCCCTTCTTTATGGTTTTCTTTCGCTTCTCCTGACATTTCACCTGAAAGGTTATCCCAAATTAATGGATCACCATGAAGATAAAATATATTTTCAAGATAAGCTTCAAGTAAGTTATAATAATCAGTCTTATTGAAAAGAGGCCCCATATCATAATCAGTTGAAAATTCTACAACTGGTATAAAATCAAATGCTAGAGGTGTTTCGGACTCTTCACCATCTACTGTCTCAACAATAGCTTTATAGCCACCAGTTTCATTTCTGACATTGTAATACTCTTTTGTAACTTCAACAGTATTAAAAGTCTTCTCTTCCATATCAAACTGCTTTGTAGTACCCTCAATTTTACAATAAACCATTTCTCCGCCCATATACTCAGTTTCAACTAAGTCTGGATCATGGATAACAAAAATAATTTCATCATCTCTTTTATTGAGTTCAACAACAGCTTCCTTAGAAAGTATCAACCAGAGGGCCAGCATGTACTTTTGATTCTGGAAGTTATTATAATCCCAGATGTCGTTAATCTTAGCTAATTTATTATCAGTTGCATTATCACTTGCATTATCTTCATTTTCTGATTCTGATTCACTCTCTGTCTTTTTCTCATTAAGCTCAGGGTTAATCTCCCGCTGCATAGTAAGAGCATTCATAATAAAAGCTGTCTTTGGTACTGGGTTAAATATTTCCCTGGTATCATCAAATAGATCATATTCTTTTAAGTAATCAGTATCATATACCTCGTTTTCATAAAAAGCCCAGGCTCTCTGAGCTTTAGTAAGTTTAGCCATGAACTCACCTCCTTAGCGTCTCCAGTCTGCTTTTTCTTTGGTAACTATGTTCCTGGTGATGTATTTACGGCCCTGCCAGGCTATTGCATTAGCAACAACCATATCTTTGCCGTTAACATCAACTTTGCCTTTCTCATCATAAATAACCTCTCTGCATTGCTCTATAAGTTCTTTATCATGAATAATTAATTCATCTTTCCTTAAGGCTGTATCCAGTTCATCAAGCATTAAGTACTTGCTGCTTTCAGTGGTGGTCCAGCCCATTTTCTTGCTCTCATCATCATTTCTGTTCTCTATCCGGGTAGTAAAATGTATATTGCTGTAATGTCTCTGATTAAATACCGTATTGAGCACTGACCATCCGTGATTATTATTCTCTATCATCAGATAAGCATTATTAAACTTCAAAGCTAAGTCAGTCAGTATGTTGCCATAAACATCAGGAGCAAAATGACCATGAACCTTTGCTATCTGCTCCCAGTTTTTAGCATCATACATAATAGCTGAGGAAGCGTCTCCACCTTCAACACCTTCAGCAACATCAGCACCAATACAATACATTCTCTTAGGCTGTGGGTCTTTCCAGTATGATATGGACCCACCTTTTTCAGTTCTAATAGGTTTGTGTTTGTCTCTATCTAAAAGAACTACTAAATTATCAAGCTTATTTATATCAAAATAAGGCCTTCCAGTATGTAGGAACGCCTCTTTAGGATTGCAGGGATATTCCTGCTCTAATTTATCTTTAAGCTCTAATTTTTTATTAAAATAAAAGTATAGCTGCTGCCAGTCTAAATGCTTTGCTATCCTCAAATGATTTAACTTTGAGAAAAAATCAGCATCAACACCCCTATATCCGTGTTGATTATCGACAGCATCTTTAAATTCTTTCTCTATTTTCTCATTTTCAAACTTAATTCTATATTCAGGTGTTTCCCACCACTCAAAAAATAGTGGAATAAAGTTGTTATTACCTTTTACAGCATCATCCCAGTATTCCTTAAACTCATTGTAACCATTGGCAGTAGTTTCTAGGATAATAATACTATCTCTTGTAATGGCCTGCCCTAAACCGGAAAGAATGTCCTGGATACTCTTCCAGAAAGCTGCCTCTGAACCGTGAAAAAAGTTTAAAGTTTTAGAACGGCCAATATCTTTATTACCAGCTGTTGCAACTCTCCACTTAGAATTAAGGTGATCAAAGAGAAATTCTTTTCTATTGTTATATTTCTCCCTGGGCTTTACTATCTCTGGCAGCTGATCATAAGGAAAACGCGCTTTATCCTGGAATATAGTATCTGTTGAATCATCTTCATGAGAAACTGTCATGCCTACAAAGTTATGTTTGGTAATTGTAGATGCCAGCTGATAGGCAGTTATTACTGAGGTAAATCCCTGCTGCCTACCTTTGAGGACTAAAAATTTAATAAAATTTATTTTACCTGATTTGAAATCATCAATTGCTTTTTTCAGCTGCTTTAAAAATTTCTGCTGCACTTTATTTAAGAAGAAAGGCACTGTTTTCTGCTCTTTGTTTACAATAACAAAAAACATCTCTATCAAAAGAGATGGGTCAGTTTGTATTTCTTTATGCAATTTTTTGGCCTGGGGAGTCGGAACATCTTTATCCTTTTCCTCATGATGAGTTGATTCAATCAGTTTGCTTGCTACTGCTAATCTATATTCTCTATCTTTCTCAATGCTTTCGCTTTCTAACCAGAGATCATATCTTTTATCAATAATCTGCTGACAATTTAACATATCACCACCCACTAACTAATCTTTAAAAAAGTCTTCAAGTTTTTTAGTTGTTTCAAGTTCAACCTGCCGCTTATCTCTCCAGTCATCAGGCTTTCTATTTTTGAGCCAGAATATTTGAGCTGTAGTATCTGGTTGAATGTGTTTTGTCTTAATTTCAGTAGTTACCATTTCATATTCGCCGGTTTTTTTATTATAAATAGATTCTTTCTTAGTCTCTTTAACGTCATAACCCAAAGCTCTTTTGAGTAAAGCGCTTTCTACTTTTCGATCAACAATTTCTTTGCCCTTTTTTAAGGCCTTCAGAAACTCCGGGTATTTTTTCTTATAATCATACAGAGTCGTTACTCCTATACCCATTTTCTCTGCTATTTGTTCATCAGTAAGGCCATCCCTAGCCCAACCTTCAATTAGCTCAAGCTTTTCATCCCAACCATCTCTTTCATAAATAGTTTTTCTAGGCATAACCTCACCTCATTCCTTAAATCTT